TGCTGGTCTTTGGGCTGGAAGCTGAACGACATAAACTTAGTGCCGTTTGCGCCTGTCTTTAACCATGCGCTCATCCACATTTCTACGCCACCCACCATGCAAGTGCCTTTGTAGTCTGGGTGGTTTTCTTTTTCTTTGCGGTCATTTTTGAAAAGTGAGCCTGAGTTGTCGCGTTGTTCATATGCCATTTGATTATTCCTTGGTGGTTAAAAAATATTTTGCAAACGTTTTGCCGTTTTGTGTGACGTATTCCGTCTGTATTGACATTCCATTTTTGCGTAACTTATGAATCGCAGCAGCCAGTCTAAAACAGCCGTATTTATTTAAAGCCTGCAACGATGTTATTGACTTGCCAGACATTAAGTCTTTTTGGATTTTATAAATTGCAGTCATAATGCCTCCATTGCCGCTTTGAGCTTGATTACTTTTTTGTTTAACTCCTCAATAAACCTCGTTATTTCCAACTCTATCTCTGCAATAAAAGCATCGTCACGGCCTACGCGCACAACCAACAACTGAGCTTTTTCGGGCATTCGAGGGTCATAGATAACGTAGTCACACCACTTGCGCTGAGTACAAGCCATCTGCATCTGCATTTGAACGTTGTACTTGCTAGCTACCGGATTCTTGTCGTCTGCCCACCTTAACCAAGCCTCTAGTGCGGTGTTGGTGTTCGGGCATTTAATCTCAACCAGGCCACTGTCACCCACCAGTCCATCAGGTGAAGCTCCACAGCCTGCAATTGTCGGATGGAGTATGAAGCCTACTTCGTCAACCAAAACGTCTGTCTTAGCCTCGTATGCTGCGCGTGCAAAAGGCTCTTGCTCATTACCCCATGCCATCGATGCGTTGCTGTAAGACTCCTCGCGCTGGCCGGTAACTAACTCACACACTAATTGCGCCATGTAGTTGACACGGCTGGCTGAGTAACCCGACTGTGTTTTAGCCATGAGGTCAGCTACACGGCTGGCGGTAACTTGGCCTATGCGGTTCGCAAACCATTCTTTTGTGCCTTGTTCGCTCATGCTGACAACTCCTCTTTGCGTTGGTTCTTTGACGCAATAACGTGAGCCTTGGCTGCATCGTCTGCGCCACAAAACTTGATTGCCTCGGTGTAAACGTTCTTCAGGTCATCAAGCGTTTGGGCGTGTGCAACGCTGTTGAGCGCTAAATTCAGGTTTTGCTCGCTGATTTGATTTACAGATTTGCGAGCCAACTTTGCATCAGCCTCTGCCTTTGCCTCCGCTGCTGCCTTTGCCTCCGCTGCTGCTTTCGCTTTGGCTGCTGCATTACCATCGTCGTCTTCTGCTGCTATACCGCAAGCCGCCATGACTGAGTACCGACGGGCATATGTAAGAGCCGAGCCGTAACCCTGCGGGTCTTGCTTGCTAGCAGGCACGTGCAGTTTGCCGCCGCGAAACGTCTCGCCTGATTCATGCAAGAAAACAGTCTCAACTGTCACGCCGGTGCTGTCTTCGCTCGTTTCTTGGTAGAGCGCGATGTTTTGGTCTAGCAAAGCATCGTTAACAGCATCTAAGCAAGCGCCTAAGTCAGCGTATTTGGTGCGGAAGTGCGGGTTTGTTTTATCCTTTAATGCAGGACTAAAGGCACGTTTGGCGGCTACAAAAGCCTTGGCAATTTGCTTCATTTGATTTCTCCTAGTATGCGATTTTAATTTCGTCAAAATCTTCTGCGCCAAGAGTCAACTCCTGGCCGTTGATTAAAATTGTTGTCTGGTTGCCAGACTCCATTAACTCCTCTAGCTCAAGCATTGCGTCGATGTACGCGTCACTGAGCTTGCTGACCAAAGACGCTATTTTTTCAGCGCCTTGGTGGTTTACTGAGTAAAGTTGTTTCATTTTGCTTTCTCCTGTTTGTGTTGCTGACGAGGTTATTTTAACGCAGAAAAAACACGTTTTATCTAGGTGTTTACCCCTATTTACGAAAATACTTTTCCGCACTCACAATTGAGCATGAATACATTAGAAAACTACATTCAAGACCTTGAGGCGCTACTTAGCCGCAAGCCCACAACGGACGAAACGGCTATACACTGGCTACACGCTGTCATTGCTGATGCGACAACTGCGCGATACAAACTAATTTCAGAGCTTTATCCGCCAGGCGGAAATGACTAATAAGAAACGAAAAAAAGCGTTATAATTTATTTTGAGACGGTTTATGAGTTGCGTGTACGAGACGCAGATACCCATAAGCCTTCACAGGCTGACCCCTGAATTTCCGGTGCTCGTACCACTGGTGTTCAGGGGTTTTCTTTTTGGAGTTAGACATGGGCTTGTTTTTAAGGGCTGAGATTGAGACAGAAGTTTATGGCAACGGAGATGGTTTTATAAGGATTTCACAAACTAACGATAAAGGCGAGGATGTTGAAATTTGGTTATCGGCCAACCAGTTTGGGATAATTGTTGAACAAGAAAAGTTTCTTGTAAACGAAGCATTTCGTGGCGTTGATAAAGACAAGCCAGTTGACAATGAAGCAGTTGGAGACGCCTAATGTTTTACTACCAACATCATATTGGAGACTTCATTAAGGATACGGCCAACCTTGATGACCACCAGCTAGCCACATACCTACGGATGATGTGGATTTATTACACAGACGAAACGCCGTTCGATGATGACCCAGAAAGCATTGCGTTCGCAGTGCGTTCGGATGAAAAAACAGTGCGATTGCTCTTAAAGCATTTTTTTGATAAGTCTGTAGACAAGTGGCATCACAACCGCTGCGACCGAGAGATTGATGGCTACAAGCAAAAGAGTGAAAAGGCCAGAGGCAGTGCAAACGCAAGGTGGAGCAATGCGAAGGCTATGCGAACGCATAACGAACGCACTGCGAACGAACCTGTTTTGGATGCTAACCAAGAACCAAAGAACCTAATAACCAAAGAACCAATAATAAAAGATAAGACAGCAACTAGCGTTGCACCGCCTGACGGCGTATCACAGTCAGTTTGGGATGAATTTGTTGCTCACCGCAAACGCAAAAAGGAGACAGTCAGCAAATTGGTTGTTGCTGGAATACAAAAAGAAGCCGATAAAGCTGGCTGGACTTTGGAAGATGCATTGTCTGAAACAGTGATACGTGGCTGGAAGTCTTTTAAGGCTATATGGGTGGCAAAGAAGTCAATCAGCCAGGCACAGACCCTAAGTTTTGCCGAGCGTGACCAGCTCGCAAAGCAAAAGCGTTGGGAGGAGATGACCGGCAGGCAGTGGCCAACAGAATCACAATCTTTTATTGACGTTGACACTAGCGTATTGGAGTTGAAATGAGTATATCAATCAAAGCAATTGACAGGCTTTTTGAACGCCTGGCCGCAACTTATGGTTCGGCATGGTCACGCCAGTGGTCTGACGTTCCACTTTCTGATGTAAAGACAGCATGGGCACACGAGTTAAGCGGTTACGGTGGGCGACTAGAGGTGTTGGCATGGGCTTTGGAAAACCTGCCAGAGCGAGCGCCCAACATCATTGAGTTTAGAAACCTGTGCCGACGTTCACCTGCACCTGAAGCACCAAGGTTGCCAGAGCCAAAAGCAGACCCAGAGCGTTTGGCTCGTGAGCTGTCAAAGTTGCAAGACCTCAAGCAATTGGTTACTAAAGCCTTGCCGGTTGACCACAAGGCTTGGGCAAAGCGAATATTGCAAGGCTATGCAGATGGGAAAAAGACAAACCCAACAAGCATACGCTTTGCTAAAGAGGCTTTGCAATGAACTGCCACCAAGCAAGAAAAATACTTGATTTGGTGCGTGAAGGTAGGGATTACCCTGTATTCATAATCAACCAGGCGTTGTACATTATTAGTGAGCTTACAGAGGAAGAATATGAAAAAACAAAGCAAATACAAGCCTAAACCCGTCTTAGTCAACCCGTTGGCTTTTGTGATTGAAAGCATCACACCAGTTGCAAAGCATGAAGGCTCGCTGCTGACCCTGAAGTTGAAGAATCACAACGCCCTGGCAATGCTTGTGAAAGGCGAGGCAAGACGAAAAGAGCTGGATGTACTGATAAGCGCTTTAAACACGTGCGAGGCGCTCGTTCTCATGGGGTTTGGTACTGAGTATGCTTTTGTTGCAAAAAACGGCTTAGACGCGCTTCTAGAGGTCTGCAAACGCGGTATGAGGACAGACCATTACATTTTAAAAGCTGTTGAGATGCAAACGCTGGATGAAGCAATGCAATTACATGACGAGCAATTAGAAATCGTGACGGTGGGCGAGTTAGACCGGTCGCAGCGGATTGTCCGCGATGTACTGAGGTCAAAGAAGGCAAAAGTTATAAATGATAAGGAGAAGAACACATGAGCGGTGACCACAACATGAGTCAACACGACAACATCAACAAACCTTGGGTTGGGCTGACTGATACGGAAGTACTTGAGGAAGAAGAATTTATCAACCACAGGTACGGAAAACCAATCAACCATTCAACAGCAATTTTGATGGATTTTGTAAGACAAGTCGAAATCAAACTAAAGGGGAAGAACACATGATGAAACGAGTTGCAATCAGGGCGAGAGGCAGTGCTTAAGCTGCTACTGGCTTTGTTGATGCTACCGACATCGGCGTTGGCTGTGCCTTACTCCAAGCAAGCTAAATGTTTGGCTGACAATCTGCACTACGAGGCACGTGGCGAAAGTCTGGCGGGTATCAGGGCGGTAGCTAACGTAGTCTTAAACCGAGTCTCAAGTAAGCGCTGGCCAAACTCAATCTGCCGCGTGGTTTATCAAAGCAAGCAGTTCAGTTGGGCTAACGATTACAGAGCGCGGAACCCAAGGTTGGTTGCGTACACGCAGAAGGTGCAACGGGTCGTGGCCAAGGCAATCGCAGGCAGGTTAAAGGACAACACGCGAAGGTCAACGCACTACCACACACTAGCCGTCTACCCTCGCTGGGCGGGCAGGTTGAAAATGACCAAAGTAATTGGTTTTCACGTGTTTTATAAGTACAAAAGGAGAGAGCAATGAGCGCAGAAAAAGAAATTAGACGCACAAATGCTTGGCTACAACGCCGAGTTAGGGCAAGTCAAATACCAATTGACGCAGAGCCATACATCAATTATGAACATCAAAGACCTCAGCGCTGGCGCAATGTTTTAGTAAAACTATCGGTTGTGGCTGTAATTCTGTTTGCAGTCGGGCTTGTCACTTGCGGATTAATTACACTCAACTTATGGCTTGCTATATGAAAAAAGAATCAATACCAAATGCTTTTACGATGTTTATTGGGAAAAGTATTATTAGCGATGACACCAGTTTTAGACGTTCGAGAGCTGGAACGGTCGGCGGTAAAGCTAGGTCAAAGAATTTAAATGGCGATGGAATACAAAATGTCCATCAACTAAAAGTGAATTCAAAACCCACAGAAAAGCAAAAGCGTTGTCTTTAATCTCCTGGGGCACAAAGAAAGAGCAAGCCGAGCGCCGAGTGCAACAAAGCATCGAGTCTAAAAGGTCGCAACAGGCCGCTGACGAGGGTTTAGCTCGCGAGTTGGTGTACAGCTACAAGTGGCAGGCTGAAAAAGCGCCACAGTGGTTTAGGGGCGTGATGGATAAATTGGCAAAAAAATACGGCCAAAAGTACGCGGATGATATAAGGGCGCTAATGACATTGGAGAAGAACAGAAAATGAAAATAACGCTACACAATACGCAACAGGCGCACCAGGTGGTAACGGACATTTATCAAAAGATGAAGCCCCACTTTATGGGGGGTAAGAAATTTACTTTGGAAGTCACAAGCGAGACTCGCAGCCAGCCACAAAATGAGATGTACCACGCAATTATTGGCCAAATTGCAAAGCAGGCAAACCATGCGGGCGCTAAGTGGGATGGCGAAAGCTGGAAGCGGTTTTTGATTGACCAGTGGGCAAGCGAGACTGGCAGGTCATCAGGGAAGGTGGCGCCGAGCTTAGATGGCCAAAGGGTGGTTCAATTGGGCTTGCAGTCCCGCAAATTCAATAAGGCAGAGGCAAGCGAGTTCACAGAGTGGCTCATTTGCTGGGCAACAGACAAAGGTTTCGAGGTGGGTGAATGAAAGCAAAGAAGTGCAAGGTATGCAAAGATACGTTTCAAACAGCCAGACCGCTACAGACATGTTGCAGCCCATCGTGTGCCATGCAACTGGTCAAGGCGGTTAAAGTCAAGAAAGACAAGCAAGAAACAAAATTAAAGCTGGATGCACTGCAAACCAAGCCGCAGTTGGTCAAGAAGGCGCAGGCTGCGTTTAATTCGTACGTCCGAGCCAGAGATACAGGCAAGCCCTGCATATCGTGTGACAAGCCTCTAGGAGACGCGCCAAACACCTATGACGCGGG